TGTACAGGAAGTTTACTTACTCACAGCAAGAAAGTTTTAGCCTCAATCACATTGCATATCTTGAACTCGGTGAAAAGAAACTAGACTACTCGGAAGTTGAAAGTCTTCATCAATTGTACAAAACAAACTTTCAAAAGTTTATTGAATACAACATCCATGACGTTGAACTTGTAGATCGTATTGACGCAAAGATGCAATTGATTGACATGGCGCTGGCGCTGGCGTATGATGCTAAAGTTAATTACAACGATGTGTTCACGCAGGTGCGTATGTGGGATACTCTGATTCATAACGATTTGATTGAAAAGAATATTGTTGTGCCTCAGAATGCTCATACAGCCAAAGATTCACAATTTGCTGGTGCTTATGTGAAAGATCCAATCATTGGTATGCATGAATGGGTTGTGTCGTTTGACTTGAATTCACTCTACCCACATTTGATTATGCAATACAATATTTCACCAGAAACAATTGTTGAAGGTCGCCACACAAGTATCTCTATTGATAATTTGCTGAACAGCGAATATCAAGCACAGGGAGAATATTGCATGGCTGCCAATGGTCATTACTTCAAGCGTGACAAGCAAGGCTTCTTACCAGCTATGATGCAACGCATGTATGATGATCGTTCATTGTACAAAAAGAAAATGATTGAAGCACAGAAGGCTTACGAAAAAGAAACGAATAAAGAAAGTAAACTTGAAATAACAAATCAGATTTCAAAGTACAAGAACTTGCAACTTGCGAAGAAAGTACAATTGAACTCCGCTTACGGTGCACTTGGAAATCAATATTTTAGGTTCTTTGACACTAGACAAGCAGAAGCCATCACTCTGTCTGGTCAACTTGCTATTCGCTGGATTGAAAAGAAGTTGAATAGTTATCTAAACAAACTTTTGAAAACTAAGGATATTGATTATGTCATCGCATCGGATACGGACTCTGTATATGTCAATCTTGGTCCGCTGGTACATATGGTCTACGGAGCGAAGAGTGAAACGAAAATTGAAACAATTGTCAATTTCATTGACAAAGCATGTACCGAAAAATTTGAACCATTCATTGACAAGTCATACCAAGAACTAGCAGATTACATGAATTCATTTGACCAGAAGATGCAAATGAAGCGTGAAGTAATTGCCAACAAAGCTATCTGGACTGCAAAGAAGCGTTACATTTTAAATGTGTATGATTCTGAAGGTGTTCGTTTCGCAGAACCAAAGTTAAAGATGATGGGTATTGAGGCTGTCAAGTCTTCTACACCAATGTCGTGTCGTGATAAAATTAAAGAGTCTTTGAAGATTGTGATGAATGGTAATGAAACAGAATTTCAATCTTTCGTAGATGCATTCAAACAAGAATTCAAAACTCTTCCATTTGAAGACATTGCATTCCCACGTGGTGTTAGCGAACTATCTAAATACATGAGTAGTTCGGAACTATATTCAAAGGGCACACCTATGCATGTGCGTGGTGCGATAATGTTTAATGCGTTTCTGAAAAAATATAAACTGACTAAGAAGTATCAACTTATTCAGAACGGCGATAAGACTAAATTCTGTTACATGAAAGTTCCAAATCCCGTTCAAGAAAATGTGTTCTCTATATTGACTGTACTTCCAAAAGAATTCAATTTGGAAAAGTACATTGACTATGATACGCAGTTTGACAAAGCATATCTTGATCCATTAAAAACAATCGTAAACACAATTGGTTGGAGAACTGAACGTGTTTCTTCATTAGAAAGTTTTTTCGCATGACAACAAGAACAATACCCGCAGAGTATCTTGCATTCAGACAACAAGATGATTTTGGCTTTAGTGCAATTGATGAATCTGAAGTCAATAGAACAGTTGACCCAAGTACACTAGAAGAAACTATCATTGTGCGTGAGACAATAACACAATCTTCAGAATCTCTACATAGAGTTGAAGACAAGTTAGATCAAATTCTTGAACTATACAATGATGGTAAACTTGGACTAGAAGCAGATCGTGACAAGATGGAAACTGAAGTAAAAGTAAACCTTAAAACTTTAGAACAGTTGATTATGCCATTGCTAGTCAACTTGATGAAGAACCCCGAAAAAGAATACATCTACTGGCCCAATCGTACCGCAAAGATTCAAGAACAAATTGATAAAGTGCTGACATTGACTAGAGGATGATTTTGTGTTATACTGTGTTATGCTATGTTTTTTTATGGAGATAATTTATGAGTAATTTTTTTACAGATTTGGTTGAGCAATTAAAAGATGAGGACACAAAGATTCTTTCCGATGGTGGTGCATCGGCTGAGTTTAGTGGTAGCATTGATACAGGCTCTTATGCACTCAATGCGTTACTTAGTGGTAGCATTTATGGTGGTGTGCCAAACAACAAAGTGACAGCGTTTGCTGGCGAGTCTTCAACTGGTAAGACTTTCTTTGTGCTTGGTATTATCAAACAGTTTCTTGATGCAAATCCTGAAAGCGGTGTTATCTACTTTGATACTGAAGCCGCAGTCACAAAGTCTATGATGGACAGCCGTGGTGTAGACACTAAACGTGTTGTCATATCTGAGCCAGACACAATTCAAAAGTTTCGCCATACTGCATTGCAAATTATTGAAAAGTATTCTGCACAAAAAGAATCAGCACGTAAACCAATGATGATGGTTCTTGATTCTCTTGGTCAGTTGTCTTCTACAAAAGAAATGGAAGATACTTCAGAAGGTAAAGAAACAAGAGACATGACTAAGAGTCAAATACTCAAAGCAACGTTTCGTGTATTGAATTTGAAACTTGCTAAGATTGGTGTGCCTTTGCTTGTAACCAATCACGTTTATGATGTTGTTGGATGTGCAACCGCCGAAACTGAAATCGCTATGAGCGACGGCACATTTAAAACAATTATTAATGTCGCTGAAAATGACACAGTAAAAACAATGGTAGGACCCAAACGAGTCACTAAAAAGTTTGAATACTCAGCAGATGAAATCTACAGGGTGTCTATGGAAGATGGAACCGTGTTCAATCTAACTGGTGAACACAAACTTATGACTCAAGATGGAGAATGGAAAAAAGTAGAAAATCTAAAGAAGTCTGATATTCTTATCGGAATTTAATAACACCATTTTTCTCAATCTTGAATAAGATATACCGCTCACTTTAGACGCATGACGCAACGAATCATATTCAATTCCGTTGACTATGATTCGTTTTGAAGTTTTCATAGATTTTCTTTTTTTGCTTTTTGATTCTTCACTTGTTACGGATGATAGCCAATTATGAGAAGATTGTCTAGCGAGAGTTAGTTTAGATGACATATCATTTTTGAAATATAAATTTCTCATATGATCTTTTCTTTCTGCATCATACACATGATCTGGAAATCTACCCTCTTCATATGCTTTTTTGAGTCCTTTTGATATGTTTTTCTTATGTGATTCGGTGATAACCTGCTTACCTCTAGCACTCTTTATCTTTTCTATCCATTCTTCCCTTAGAGACGGGTTTTTTATGAATTTTTCAAATCCAGATTTTGCCAATAAGATTCTGTCTTCTTCTGATAATTTTCTACCCGAGAGACATTGCCATGCGATTTTATCTTCAATCAGTCCATGCGTTTCCCACAAAATACGATGGGCTTCGGCATGTTCTTCTATTGACAATTCAATGAGATTTGTGCTATAATTTGTACCTCCCATATGTTTTGGGAGTATATGATGAATGTGTTTCATTGTGCATTTTCTACTAGTTCGTAAACATGATTTATTTATAAGAAAGAGGTTTTTAATATGACAAGTTCAAACAAAATTTTAGATATTCAGAAGATTGTCGGCGACTTCAAGGTATATGACTTTGAAGTAGAAGATGCTCATCACTATGTTTTTTCAAATGGCGTTTTATCGCACAACTCATATGTTCCAATGAAAGAAATGTCTGGCGGTTCTGGCTTGAAGTACACAGCATCTACAATCGTATATCTATCTAAGAAGAAAGACAAAGATGGTACTGAAGTTATCGGTAACATTGTTAAAGCAAAATTGCACAAGAGTCGTTTGACAAAAGAAAACAAATTTGTTGAAATTAAAATCACATACAGTAAGGGCTTAGATCGCTATTACGGATTGCTTGACATTGCAGAAAAGTATGGTATCATCAAGAAAGTCTCTACTCAATATGTGTTATCAAATGGTGTTAAAGTCTTTGGTAAGAACATCAATGCTGAACCAGAAAAGTATTTCACTAAAGAAATTCTAAACTTGATTGACGAAGCATGTAAAAAAGAATTCATGTACGGGCAAGATGCTGTTGAAGGTGTTGCTGATGACGAAGAAGAGTTGGAGATGGCCAATGAAGATTGAAGAAACTTATGAAGTCACCAAAGACGATATCAGATACAAAGATAAGGATGTTGTCGCAACAATTAGAATTACCGCTGGAGATTTTAAAGACGCAGTATTTCATTTTGGTGAAATTACTTTCGCCGATGAAGAAAATTCTGACGGAACCTATTCAATTGGCTTCAACTATGATATAATAAGCGAAGAACACAAAGAACTTCAAGGCACAGAAAACTTTGAATCACATCTTGGTGAGATTTTAAATGATCTCCTAAGACATTCATTAGAGGCAGCAGAGAAAAGGTATAAGAATGAACTTGGAACAAAAAATACTGAAACACCTGATATTGGATGAAGAGTATACACGAAAGACTTTACCATTCATTAAAGGCGAGTATTTTCAAGAGTCTTCAGAAAAACTATTGTTTTCTGAAATTGAAACTTATGTGAATAAGTATAACACAATGCCAACGCAAGAAGCATTGATTATTGAGATTGATAAGAGAGTTAATCTAACTGACGATCAACACAAGAAAACTATTGCACTAGTCAAACAAATTACAATTGATCCTGAAGTATCAGATACTAAATGGCTGATTGATGCTACAGAAGATTTCTGCCAAGAAAAAGCTATCTACAACGGCATCATGCAGAGCATTCAAATTCTGGATGATAAGAATAAGAACAATACAGAAAAACTTGATAAGGGTTCAATTCCAAAAATTCTAGCAGATGCACTTTCGGTTTCTTTTGATAATCATATTGGTCACGATTTTATTGATGACGCAGAAACACGATATGACTTCTATCATAAAGTTGAAAGACGAATTCCATTTGATCTTGACTATCTGAATAGAATCACTAAAGGTGGGCTTGCAGAAAAATCTTTGAATATTGTTCTTGCCGGCACTGGCGTTGGCAAAAGTCTGTTTATGTGTCATTGTGCAGCAGCCAATCTGACGATGGGTAAGAACGTTTTATACATTACAATGGAAATGGCTGAAGAACGTATTGCAGAACGTATTGATGCTAACTTGATGAACGTTGAACTTGATAGATTGATTGGTATGCCTAAAGAAACATACATGAAGAAAGTTGAAACTCTACGTGAGAAGACTAAAGGCAAGCTAATCATCAAAGAATATCCAACTGCTAGTGCGAACGTAAACCACTTTTCGCATTTATTGAATGAGTTGAAACTAAAACGTCAATTCATTCCCGATATCATTTACATTGACTATCTGAACATATGTTCTTCCGCACGTATGAAGATGGGCGCATCAATTAATTCTTACACATACATTAAAGCAATTGCAGAAGAGTTGCGTGGACTTGCTGTTGAGCATAAACTTCCAATTGTATCAGCTACACAAACAACGAGAAGTGGTTTCACAAACTCGGACGTTGGACTTGAAGATACATCAGAATCATTTGGCTTGCCTGCTACAGCAGACTTGATGTTTGCTTTGATTTCAACCGAAGAACTTGCAGACTTGAATCAGATTATGGTCAAACAGTTAAAGAATAGATACAGCGATCCTACTACTAATAAACGATTCGTAATTGGTATTGACAGAGCGAAAATGAAACTGTATGATGCAGAAGATTCTGCACAGACTAACATTTCAGATAGTGGACAGATTGAAGATAATAAACCCGCATTTGATAAGTCTAGTTTCGGTAAACGAATGCAGAAAAATAGAGATTTTAGCAATCTTAAAGTTTAATTTTATGAAATTGGCCTTTATCAAAAATTTAAACCTACTCTTAGGTTACTTAAGAAAGACATTTGAAATGATTAAAATTGCAGAATGGTATAATTGGGTTGTACGACAGTTTGGTGAGATTTGTGGTTGGATTGGATTGATTCTAATTCATGGCTCTACAGTGCCAGTAATGCACTTAGCGATTAAAGGTGAACCTACAGTATTGCCTCCATTGAGTATGGTTATCTTAATTTGGAGTGGATTACTACTATTCTTTATTCGTTCAGCAATTGTGAAAGACAAACTTTACATGTTGTCAAACGGCATTGGATTTTTCTCACAAAGTATTATGTTGGCATTCTTAGTGTTAAAATGATAACTATCAAATGAATCATAGATTGTGAAATCTATATCATTGTTTGTTAATCATCCAGAGTGTTCTATGGATTGTTGCGATGGAATGATTAAAGCATTATCACCAAATTACAAAATTAATTTGTTCGGTGTTGATAGTGATTTACTGACAGTTTTAAACAATACAGATATAGTTGCATTTCCTGGAGGTATCGGAGATGCAAGCTCTTATGATAGATTCTTTAGACGCAAATCTTCTAATATGATAGCAGATTTTGTTGAGTCTAAAGGATATTATCTTGGAATATGTATGGGTGCATATTGGGCTGGTAGTTATTATTTTGATATACTGAATGACATTGAACCCGTTCAGTATATCAAACAAGATACAGCAGACATTCGTAGGTCTTATTCTACCGTTGCGAACGTAACATGGAATGGCAAACCCGAAACGATGTTTTTTTACGACGGTTGTGCATTGACAGGCAACCTAGAACGTGCTAAAATAGTCTCTACATATGCGAATGGTGATGCTATGGCAATCATTCAAAATCGTGTGGGTGTGATTGGTTGTCATCCCGAGAGTCAGAAATATTGGTACGAGAAGCCTAGAGCATACATATCAGAACATTGGCACGAAGAACGAAACCACAAATTATTATTAGATTTTGTTGACGAACTTACATCATGTTAATATACACATATCAAAAATCAAAAAAGAAAAAAACTTCTGCAAAGAAAGATGCAGAGTATCAAAAGTGGTTTGATGACTTGCCGACTACTTCATTCTCTAAAGGCATCAAAAAGCCTAAGATAGTAGAAGCACACAAACCAGCAAAAGCACAAATACGTGAAACTGTACGTCATCCAAGTTTAGCGACATTTGGCGGCAAATGCACTAAGCCAATTCACGGTAAAGTATACACTGGTGACAAGATGATTGGCATCGGCACGCTACACAAAAGCAATGCAGTTCCTATTTTCTCTATAGATGAAGCAAAAGATCAAGCGGCAATGCGAAGGTAATTCTATAGTCAATTATAGACAACTATAGACGATTATAGTTGAGTGTATTGAATGTGAAGAATTATAAATAGGTCTATATCAACGACAGACCTATCATGTTTAAATTCAAAGAATTTCTTATAGAGAAGAAAAACGTTCATTTAGAACATTCTGAAGACGATGTTCTAAATGGTGGTGTTGAAGGCACTAGAGATAGCATAAACGCACTCAGAGCGGTGCGTGATATGCTTGCTGGACATTCCAAAAACAAAGTTGACATTTCAGTCAAGTGGGATGGTGCGCCCGCAGTCTTT